GTTAATAACAGGATAAGTCGCCATAAAGTTACGAATTCAAGATAATTTATTTAGATCCACTCAAGAGCTTCTGCAACCGTTGGAAATTGTTCGGTGAATACCTTCTTACATTCCAGAGCAATGTCCATATGTTCTTTCTGAGTTCCGTTTGCCGAACGGAGATTGATATAATGTATCCATGACCTGCAAGAACCGGTCATATAGATACGTGTGGGAGTCGCTAAGGGCAGTACAAACCTTGCACACTCCTTTGCCACACCTGCTTCTAACATCCTCTTGTAGAGGTTATTAGCATTGGTAAACAGTTCAGCAATTTCTGATTGGAACTTTAACTTCACATAGTCACCAAGATCATCCGTAGAATTCTGACGATTCTTGGTATCTTGCTTGCGAAGTTCTGGAATAGGAATATTCTCGGTGATCAGATTTGTATCTGCATATCGTTGTGAAAATTCCTGATATGTAAAGGACCTATGACGCAAAATCTGAGCCGCAATGCCACGATTGGTCTCAATCTCAAGAGTCATAGAAGACTGTTCAAAAACAGACCAATGATTATGCTTAATGCAATAAGCAAGCAACTTGGCATAGTTTTCGTTGTCTTGATTCGCAGGATTGCTAACTCGTGCAATAAATGCCATTGTTTTTTCTGCATCGGGAGTTACCGAAATAAGTTTAACTGTCATTTCTTTCCAAATCCTCGATATTCTTTTAAATTTTGCTTTTCTAATTGTAGCATAGAAAGTTGTTCTCTCATAAAATGAAGTTCTTCACTAGAATACAAATAGTCTTGCTTTAGTGCTTCTTTAATTAATTGAATTACTTTTTTACTTCTCATTCAGAATCCTCAAAAATTTCGTCGTAATCTAACTCCTTTGGTTTGATATCATCAAAATTATATGCCCTAACATCAGAATATATTTCTGCTTTTAGAGAATCAACTAAGAGTTCTAAATTACGGACAATAAGTTTTAGTTTATCTGTGTCCATAAGATACCATTCTCTCAAGACATTTTAGCATAAAAAAAGGAGGGAATCAACCCTCCTTCATATTATTTAATTGCTGCTAATTGTGCTTCTTTACGACGTTGTTCTTTTTCAATTTGTTCTTTAATCAATTGAAGAACATTGATCTTACGATCTTCTACGTTGTATTTAACACCACGATAGGTTGCTGTTGTCATTAGGTTTGCTCCTTTACTGTTAGGTTAGGTAGCGTTCCTTCAGTCAACTTTTGCGTCTATTTTACACTCTTTTGGAGAAATTTGTTTAATCTCCCATATCAAATCATTCTTATATTGTCTGGGAATGTCTTGTTTATTAACTCTCCCAGCAATCAATTGTGCTTGTAGGCATGTAAGAATGAGTGTCTCCATAGATGAACGACCCGTTCCGAGTTGTCTTACTTCCGTCTGGATTTCCAGATGAACGATGAGAGTATTATACTCCCTTTCGGGGATATTTAGCAACAATTGATTGTATAAAATGTTACAATTTTATAAAATCTTAATAGACAAAAATTTTGCCGGGATTTTTTCCCCCGATCTGGGGAATCACTTCCGCTTTTTGGTTTTAGGTGCCTGGTAACCCCAGGTCTTTGGATTGTATTTGCCGTATCCCCAATCAATTGACTTTAAATTTTCACGAAACTTATCCCAATACATATCGAATAAACGAATTTTAGTTCCCCTTGTTAAATCAAAGCAAAGTTTATCATCGACCATATATTTAATGATATGTGCATCATTCGGTGCTTCTTTAGTACAGACATCAGCATACGAACAATTTTCAATCAAAATGTCACAACCGTATCGTGACTTACAGGTTTCCTTTTCTGCTGATGTCCAATGGTCCATATGCTTTTCCGTAGTTTTATTAATAACTTGGTTCACGAACGTCCTCCCCAAGTAATCTGAGGAAAAGCTTCAGATACAATTTCTTTGCTAATTTTATATTTTTCTTGAAGTTTTTTATCTTTAACGAAACAAATAATTTCTGCTTCAAGTGGGTGAAGTCCCTGCAAAAGATTGATAAACATTGTCTCACGACGAATGGAGCTTATAGCATCATTACCGCCCTTAATAAAATGATAAAAATGTTTATACTCTTTACGAATTGTTGTTCTTCCTTGAACATCCGATACACCTAAAGAGAATGAACCAGTCTCATACATAGCTCGAATTTCTTCCGTAAGTTTATTAGAAAGAGTTCCACTATTTACAGTTTGATCACCATAACTCGAATAAGGAACTGGCCCATCAGGAAGCATTGTAATTACTGATTCATCAAAGTTCCAAATCAAAAGAGCCCGTATTGAATCATGATTATACTTTTGCAACAGTTCTACCTTCTTTTGGTTAGATCTTTGCTTAGAAATTAAATCAAAGACTTCAAAAGCAAGAGGATTGTTAGGAAGTTCCACAATAGGAGTTTCTTTAACTACCTTTGGTTTAGTTGTTTTAGTCGTCGTTGTCTTCTTCTGTGTCGTCGTAGTCATGATAGTTTTCAAAATTAAATGCAATTACTTCGTCTGGAATGAGATTTCCTTGCCCATCAAACATCTCAGGATGAGGTCTTGGAATCTCTCTATAATTCATCATATATTCCCTCGCTACCCAACCACCGATAAGTCCCACTATAAGAAATAAAACGGTTAAAAATGAACCGAATACTAGACTAATTGCTAACATTTCTTTTCTCCGGGAAATTACTGTTCTTTTTTCCTAAATTTAAAGGAAAATTCAAAATAGATGGTTACTTCCCGATTTAGAAAGCAAATCATCTTTTCAAAAATAATATGAAATGGATAGGTCTGCTTTCTTTTTCCTCCTGAGAGAATCAATTCTACACCACGATTCATACCGTGGTCATCATTTTTATTTAGGTTCTTATCCAACAATTTTATTTTCTTTGAGAAATTTAACTGTATCTACACAACCACCAAGTTTTACATCATCGCAAAGAACTTGTGGAAAAGTGGAACCTTCACCAAATTCAGAATAAAATTCTTCTTTTGTAAAGTGTTCATTAAGATTATACACTACAAAGTTATTTCCTGTCAACTCAAGAACAGTTTTAACTTTATAGCAATAGGGGCAGTCGTAAAATTCATAATTGCTTAATATCTATAGTAATTTATATTAAATTAAAACGAGTCATATTTTTGCAGACATTTTCATAATATTCTGGTGATAAATCATAATTTTCTTTCAAATCTATCAAAATATTTCTACATTCTTCAGATTTGCCCCACCACCAAGCGGCAACTGATTTTTCATACAGTAGTCCATACCTTCCAGGATATTCAACATTAGTTTTTAAAGGTTCTAAGTCAAAATCTACATTATTTAATCCATTATCTGCGTAGATATAACAGTCTTGCCAGTATTCCCGCCTTTCTGAAAATCTACTCAAAAGAAAATATGCTTCTGGTCTATTAGGAAGTACCATCAATGCCTGTTGAAGAATTCCTTTAGCAGTTAAATCTCTAGTTCCTTGTCTATCATAACAATTAGATCCATGAATCAATGCTTCATAAGTAAGAGTATCATCTTCCGATCTTTCTGCACATCTTAAGAAATAAGATAGTGCCGCAGAATTATGCCCTTCATTTTCATACCAAAGTCCCAATTTAAAATTATGCTCAGGATTTTCAGTATCTAATGAATAATTGGTAAGTAATTCTTCAAATTCAGTTTTTGGTGAAATTCTTGGCAATAAAAATTCTTTAACTCTTGGCAAATCAAAAATAATTTGAGGAAGAGTTTCTTGTGGGTATTTTCTCATAACCGTTCCAATATGCCCAGAAACACCAATATTTCCTTCCTCTACTTTATGATTTTCTATAAATTCTTCCATCAATTTTCCGGAACATTTTTTATAGATGATATGCTCAAATTCATGATCATAATGACTGTAAGATAAGGATTTTAATTTCTTTCTCTCAGTATCACCCATCCAACTAAAATGCCATCCCATGTCTTCATATCTCACATAATTTCCATATTCATCATATTGACCAATATATGAAATGGGATAAGAATTATTGAAATTAGATCTAATTTCATTTGGCGTATGAGTTTTTAACTGACTTTTTGTCGCCAAGAACATAGAGCAATCCCATTGAACTTGATTATTATTTGACTCATAAAACAATCTTAAATCTGCTCTACCTTCACAATATACCAAGGGAATTTTAAAGATAATATTTGGATTGCTTCTAATAATATTGGGAACATAAGTAAGATGTTCTGGATTAATTATTTCATCACAATCACTTACAATAAACACAGTGTCATCATCAAATTGATCTACAATAGAAAGAAGTGCATCTCTTTGCATTCTCTCACGAGATCCAATTAGCATCAATTTGTGATCATTATGATTAAAATATCTATCACTATCAGTAAAATCAATTTCATCATCGTCAGAATGTAAATTAAGTTCAATTACTTGAATTTTATTTTCATCCCACAGACCAAGTTCTTTAAGTGTATTTTTACATGTAAATGGTTTTTCTTTTCCAGTATAAGATTTATTTGCATCAACAATTACAAATTTATCTACATGATCTTTAAGTAAATTAATTCTCAATTCTAGAATTTCTTTCTCATTAAAATATGGAAAATAATCAACAATTTTTGAAGTCTGAGGTTTGCGAGGTTTAACAACAAATGATTTATTTTTAGGCATTTTATTCTCTTGCGTATTTCCTTTCCAATAATTCAATACTGTCTCATGAGCATCATAATGATCTCACTTTTGCCCATCATTAACATCATCATCAGAACCAACAAATGTAGAATTAAATTCTATATTTTCTACAAACAAAGGAGCAGTATAAGTCTTACCAACAAATAAAAGATTTTCAATTAAAGGCATTACCTCAGAATTTGGTATATCAAGATGATAAGTATCATTTTGAATGTAAGTATCAATTAACCTCTTCGCATAATCTCTAGTAATAATATATGCTGTTGCCGCCCAATCATTCCATTGCCTTTCACGAAGTTCAAAAGTTTCAAAATCACC